ATGGTGAAATTTTTTCACCATTATGATGAAAATTTTTCACCATATTGAAGTCCGGGACTATAGCATGATATTCGCTGTGTGTCGCGTCTTTCTTGATTATTTTTAGCAGTCCTTTACCGCAAAGCGATGAAATGCTATTTCTAATCGTTCTAACTGTAGATCCTGTCCATTCTGATAAATAAATCGCGGAGCCCGTATAATTTTGCTTTTCTGTCTGCGAGAATCCATAAATGATGGCATAAACTTGAAGATCTGTACCTTTTAGCCCGAGCCTATTAAGCATCCAGCCATGTATAACGAAATAATTTTCGTCCTTGATCATCTCTTCCCTCCCCTTATGATTGATCATAGTGTGCAAAAATAGTGATCTCCGATTTGTTCGGCCGGAGTGCCGTACTCGCCATAATGGCCAGCTGTGAAATAAAAATATTCTGAATATTTACGTTCAGATAATTCTGCAGCAACAGCTTCCTTGTCCTCGTCGCTTACATATTCGGACGCAGTAAAAAAACGCCCGTCTGAAATGCATGAGAATGCTCCTTCCTGGAATATCGCTCCCTCGATTCCAGCTTCAAAAGGCCAGCCGTGTTCCGATCGGTTAAGAACGACCCCGACAACGGCTCTTTTGCCTTCAAAGCATTGATTCTCCGCTTCTGCTGCCACCAGCTGACAGAGAAGATTGAACTCGTACTCTGAAATATATCCAATTTCCGGCATTTTACACTTAGAAATTTCATCAATATTATCAGATTGCATATTTATTGGATTTTCGATAAGATATAAATCGAAAAGACTTGATGTATACTGCATCTTAAACGTTTTCTTACTTATCTTTTCACTATTTATCGATTCAGCGACCTCGACCAAAAGGCTTGAATCATGAGTCTGATAGGTTGCTGTCGGCGCTCCCAACGTCGTCAGCGTTACCGCAGATATAAGCGCAGTGCATTGGATTAATGTTTGATGCATTAACTCCTCCCTGTGATATTTAATTTTTCGCGCCTGAAGATTTCCCGATCTTAGGCGCGATTTTTATTGGCTCCCTTCTCCGTGATATAAAGATCAATAGGAGTCGCCTTGTCGGACTCGCCCTTCAGGACTGCCCGATCGCAGCTTCTAACGTTAAGCTTACGGATCAAGTAATCGATCTCGTATATCGTGAACATTTCCGGATTATCCCATTTTCTTCTAAAAGTTGGAAAACTCCCGAGCATCTTATCTTCAAGAAGTCCCTTAAATCCGTTTATATTTCTGAGCTCCATGTATTTTTTTATGGTCGCTCTGAATTCTTGGCCGTTCATATTGTATCCTCTACATTTTGTAGAGTGACAGAGCTAAAAATAATGCTGTTAAGCGGCACGTCAAGCGCTTCAGCGATTCGTTCAGCCTTTTCGACTGTGAGTCGTTCCGGATGCCTCTCCCAGCTTCTAATAGTATTTTCATGCACTCCCAGAAGGGATGCAAGCTTTCTTTGCGAAATATTTTTCGCTCTTCTCCATTGGTAAATTGATAACTTCATTGGTATTGCCTTTCTTGATTTATTTCTATAGATAGCTTACACTACAAATTGTAGATAGTCAACAGTTATTATGTAGAGTATAATTGTTATCGGAGGACGATAACATGATTGGAGATAACATCCGAAGACTTCGGGAAGAAAAGGGAATGTCACAATCAGAGCTCGCAAAAAAGCTGTTTATATCTGACAAGACGATTTCATCCTGGGAAGTCAACAGGACTGAGCCCAAGATGGGAATGATAGAGGCTCTTTGTGTTGCGCTGCATTGCCAAAAGACCGATATAATCGGCGGTGAGCAGTCGATGAGGCTATCGCCTCATGAAAGAGCTGTTATCATAGCTTATAGACAAAATGCATCTATGCAAGAAGCTGTCGATCGCATTCTTGGCATTGAGCGCGTCGAAAAAAAGAATCTGAATTCAGGATAATACCTTTTCGAAGGAGAACGAGATGAAAGCTAAGAAAACAAAATCCGGAAAGTATAAAGTCGTAGTCTCAGCTGGCAAGGATGCCAGCGGCAAATATCGCCAGAAAGCTTTTACCGCCCCCACCAAAAAAGAGGCGGAGTTTCTGGCTGCTCAATATCAGATGCAGCGCAAGGAAGATAGGAAGAGCCCGACAATCGATTTCGCTATCACATCATATATCAGTTCAAGATCGGCTGTATGCTCCCCCAAGACGATTCTTGAATATGAGCGAATGCAGAAAAATTATTTTGATTGCATTCGAGATAAACAAGTGTGCGACCTAACGAACGAGGATATTCAGAGATTTATTAACGATTTGGCTTTTCATCTTGCTCCAAAGACTGTAGACAATATTATCAGTCTCTTACGATCGGCCTTAAAACAGAATAACCCTGATAGACGATATAATTATACGCTTCCAGCTGATGCAGCCATTGAGAGACATATTCCGGATGATGATGATCTCAAGAAGCTGATGGAACTGAGTCGGCCAAATAAAGAATTACACCTGGCTATAATTTTGAGCGCTTTTGGATCCTTGAGGCGGAGCGAGATCTGCGGATTATCTTATGAAGATATATATCGAGATTTTAACGCGATCTATGTACATAGCGCTGTAGTTTTAGACCATAACAATAAATGGATTCATAAAAAATATACCAAGAACAAACAGTCGACTCGACAAGTCATTTACTCAAAGGAAGTTATTGACTTAATCGGTCAAGGGACAGGACGCATCTTTACTCACACTCCAGACTATTTTACATCAAGCTTCTGTAATCTCAGAGACCGCCTCGGGCTTAAGTGCCGTTTTCACGATTTGAGGCATTACACTATTTCGACGATGCACGCGATCGGGATCCCGGATCAATACATCCAACAGCGCTCCGGTCATAAAACCGATAAGACAATGAAAGAAGTTTATCGGAATCCGCTCAAGTCACAGAGCAATGTTTTTGTAGCAAAAATAAATAACTACTTCTCAGAGAATTTTAAGGATGAGCTCAAAACAGAAAACGAAAATAAAAATAATATCTTAACACAAAACGAAAATCAAATAATATCTTGACAAGATATTGGACATAATATTGGACAGAAATTAATTAAAAAAGCTTTAATTCAATTAAAATTGTTTTAACTGAATTAAAGTTTTTTTATTTTTGAAAGTCAGAGCCGGAGCGACCTCGAGAGTCATTCCGCTTTATATCTGATTTTTTAGATTGAAGCTGCTGACGGGAATCGAACCCGTATTAATTTCGGCTTTGATGCGCTTATTTACAGCGTTTAAAAAATGGATGGACAGAATTTTGGACAGAATTTTTTGCAAAAAAATGAAACCGGAGGAAGGCCAATTCATCCGGCTTCATTTGGCGCAAGAATCAATTTCGTAACTTCGGTAGGAGTTACTACTTAAGTATATCACTAATTATCAATTTATCGTAACAATATTTATTTATGCATAAAAAAAGACCGCTGCGAGATGCAGCGGCCGTAATTACAATTTTAATTATGTTAGATAATTCGTGGAGACCCAGCCTTCTATTTTTGACCATTTCCCGGATGTTTCTGTGACATTGACTTTTGCTCCGTTGGGAAGCTGGCCGATTATGTTATCTCCAAGCTCAGGACTTAGACGTATATTGAGCTTATTTGTGACTTTTACAGTCTTAATGCCCTGTTTTGATGGAATAAATCCATCTTCGGACTTTGGGAGATCTTTGGCCATAGCTGCAGCTAGTCCCGTAAAGTCAACGTCAAGATCTACGTTTCCGGCAATCCCTGATACTTTTCCCTTGCTTGAGAATTGCCAGGTATCTGCATATTTCTCCGGGCTCATGGACTCCGGCGGGATCTGGCCAAGATCGTTCTTAAGATATCGAGCGATCCACCAATATTTATATTTAGCTTTTAAATATTTTTTATCTAATACAGAATCATGCCAATACTTCGAGCAATATATACCAATATCCGTGTATCCATGGCTCTTTAGGATCTCATCTTCAATCTTGAGCATCTTATGGATCGCGAGATTTCCGGCAGCTCTCAAAGACTTGTCTTCAAGATCGTGCCAGATACCGAGATGCAGCTTTCTTCCGTTGAGCGTTCTGACGAGAGCTTCAGCCTCGGCTACCGGATCAGCCAGGGAAGCACTCGCATGATATACGTATATCCCGACATTAATTGCATTATTGATGCATCCTTGATAATTTTCTTCGAATCGTTCGTCTGGTCGATGATTCTGAGACTCATATATGCATTTTAGGATTGAAAAATTAACAGGAAGATTCCCGGCTGATGTGATCCCCAATCTGGCGACCTTTTGCCAATTAATCTTACCCTGATGATGAGATACGTCAATCCCATATCCAGCTATAATCATGGCTCTTCCTCTTCTTCCTTCTGGGAGTCAGGTTCTTCTTTTGCCTGGCTATTAATAGCTGCAGCATCGATCTGACCTTCTGCTAAAATATACGATATCAAGGTCAGAAAAGAGCCGATTATAGCTACAATCTGAGCTATCTGATTTTCCGACATATTGAAGGCTACAAGAATAGCTGTAATAAAGGCAAGCAGAGCGCTTGCGAATTTCCTTGATGTAATCTTCCTGATAAAATCTTCCTTCGTCATAGTGGGCTCCTTTCCCATTTTAATTTCACGATTTCGAAAATATTTTTCAAAAATCGAGATTAATCTTCAAAAAACGCATATAAAATGCAAAAAAATGAGATTATTGTTTTTCATAAGGCAGCGAGTCAAGCTTCAGAAAGTCGCGTTCTATCTCTCCGTTGCCTCCGCGCTCCTTATATACGTCAAACATGAATTGATAGCGCCTTCGCTCGTCGGCTGTATAGAATCCGCGCTCATTGGTCTTGTCAATGACATATCTGAGCTCAATCTTCAAGATCAGGAGAATAAGAGTATCGTCTTGCTCTTTTTTTTTAAGAGCTGCAGCTTCCTGATCTTCTCGTTTCTTTCTGTATTCTTCTGTCTTTTTGGTGAAGCGATTAAAAAGATATGTAAGATATAACGAGATCAGAGCTCCCAGAGCTCCGACTATAAGAGTTAATGCACTTGACTGTAAAATTCCCATATGTTAGCCCCCTAACAAATAAGAGCCGCATTTCTGCGGCTCTGACTTAATTCGCAAAATTCTGCTTTTATGACTTTTCTGGCTCCGGCTGTGGTAGTCTGTCAATAGTTGCTGTTTTTCCCTCAATTAGTCTACCATAACCATCAAGGAGTTTGATTACAACAAAACCTGTTTGAGCATTCCCAGCGTATGATGAGCACTTGTCATAGTATGTGCTCTCAGCGCTGTTATAATCATCTTTGCGAATGATTTCTTCTGAGTTGCCTCCCGATTTGTTGAGTGATAAAACCAGAACATAGTATTTATTTAACATACAATTATCCTCCTTTATTATGAGAATTTATATCCATACATTGCTAATCCTGTAGCAGTGCTAAAACTCAGAGTTTCTCCAGCTTTTACATTTTGAAAAACTAAACCAGCTCCTTGATAGGAACTAGTACCGCCCTCTAATAGCCATGTGTAAGTAACACCTCGAAAAGTAGGTTTATATTGAGGATCAGTTCCAACTCTACCAGTAACCAATTGAATCAAGTCATAATTATCATTAAAAGTATAACTTGAAATTTTCGATTGGGTAATTAAAATTGGATTGCCATAAACCCCAGCTTTTCCACCTTTTTTCTTTAATTGACACAATTTTTGAGCCATATCAGTCCACCCCCTCAATTCCGATATAAAATGTCGTTGATGGGATAGCTGATGCATATAGATACATCGTTGTACCATCAACAGTCACATATTGAAGCAAGTCATACGCTTCTTGCTGTGCTGTTGTTGGCAGTCCTGTTCCTGAGCTTGTCGAGATATCAACAGATGGACTGTCAACGTATACATGAGACAAGGCGATAGATTTCTTATAGAGAGTTGTTCCTGACTGAGAGCTTGTATCCGCAGTCCATGAGCTTGTATTAACTGTCTTTCTTGTTATCTTGTGCTTATTGGTAATTGAATCATTAAGAGCCTTGCCCTGAGTAGCATCAAGAACTTTTCCGGCTGTTGTAGTGGTCAGATTGTTGGCAATATCTGATGTTCCAAGCTTACTAGATAATGTAGTCTCTAAAGTCTGCTTTAGCGAACTAACTGCGCCCGACTCAATAAGATCTGTGCTTCCGGATGTAATGGCCGAAGTCGCATTTCTAGCTGCAGCTGTTCCAAGGCTCTTATTTTCAAATTTCTGAGTTGTTGAATTGTATTGTAGGATCTGGCCGTTAGCGATCGAGCTGATGGTAACATTATTAAGATCCGATACCCCAAGATCTGCCGTTATAAGTCCCGTCTCGTCGATCGTGATCGTGGTTCCGTCCGGCATTACGATTCCAGGGACGGATGTAGTTGCAATTTTGGCAGCTGTGCCAAATGGCTGCCAATAAGTTAGCTGCGTATCTGTTGCCGGATCAACTCCGACAGAAGCTTGTCTTGCAATATAGGCTATGTCTCCACGTGTTACAAGATCAAGCATCTCGTAAGATTCCAGATTAGTCCATTCGCCTTTAGGAATAATCAGGATTCTTCCAGCGTTAATCATTTTGATTCCTCCTTATACGACTACTTCATAGAGCAGATCTCCAGAAGTGGGATCTATTACTAATCTGATTCCAGAGTTGATGTCATAATATAGGCATCCATCTGAATAATTAATCATGATGTGAAGTCCTGTGAGTCTATCTGTTACACTTTGAAGAAGATCAGCAGCCTGGGATCTTATCTGCTCAGTCGCGTCCCGGATACTTGCTGACAAATCTGAATAATATTTCGAATTATTCTGAAATGTCGTGTCGCCCTCATCAACAGGGACATTTTGAACCTTGCCAACAGCCCAAGCTTCAGATCTTCCCGTGTAATATCTCGCATTATTCTGGTAAGTCTGATCGGATACAGGAACGGCAGTGCCTTCTACTTCTCCGATCGCCCAGGCTTCGGATCTTCCCTTATAGAATTTTGAATTATCTTCGAATCCGTCAGTTCCGGATCCGACAGGGACTGCTCCCCGTGTACCCTTCGCCCAGGCTTCAGAATCGAGCGAAAAGTTTTCGGAAGCTTGCTGAAAAGCATCCGCGTGAGCTTCAGATATCCTGATATCTGCAAGATAATCCGTCCTGAGCTGATCGTCACCTATGGAGTGATCTATAATATTGCCTGTGACGATTCCTGTCGGAGATACAGACAATCCGATTGTCGCTGTGTTTGCAAATTCGTTGTTTTGGATCAGGCTGGACAGGTTGACTCTAGCCACGGATCCATCATTAAGAGTCAAAAGAAGCTCTTGCGTCTCGTAATCATAGCCGAAGTTAATAGCGAGCTTATTAAGAGTCGTCTGAATCGTGACTGTTGATCCGTTCTGCTTCGTCAGAGTTATAACGCCCGTCTCGTCATCAACAGACATGGACGCTATTAGATTATCAACAGTAGTCTTATCCGATTTCTCTGTGTCAAGAGTTATTACTCTGTCGTCAATCTCGTTAAGAGCAAAGTCCATCCTGTTCAGATTCGACTCGTTGAGCGGAGTCGCTTCCGATGGATAATTCTCCCAATTTATTCGAGAATATGTTTTCTGCATTTGTGTTCGCCTCCAGGAGCATCTTTTCATTCTGCTCTTTGATTGCTTTGTTTGCAGCTCTTTCAGTGTTATACATAGCGCTTTCGAGCGCTAATCTTCGCGCTTCAAGCGGAATGTCATCATATAAATTGACCAGGCTAATAATTTGGTCAAAAAACTCTCTTATTCTTAGATCCATCTAATACCTCTTTACATATCTTCGATCTAATAGCGTATACAGATTTGTGTACCCAGATCCATCGTATATCGATATCGATCCGGTACGAAGAGAGCCGCAAGTAATCGATCCTTGCAATGCATTATTAACAGCTGTAGTCACTTGTGAAGCTGTGACGTATCGCGCATTAATGTAGTTAACAGTGGCTCGAACCGCGTTGAGCTCTGTTATTGATGCTTTCTGCGCGACAAGCTGATTCGTTTTGACAACCTCCGCGTTAACATGAGCTATCGTCGCATTTGTCGCCTGAAGATCAGTGATAGATGCTTTTGTGGCTACAAGTGACTCGATCTGAGCATCCTTAGATACAAGTTGATCGCATCGCACATTAACAGCTTGAACCTGATTAGCTCGAATACTAGCCTCATTGTTATCGGCATTCCTTCGAGCTTCAGCTTCGGCATTGATCTGACTCTGACGTGTCGCTGCTTCGGCATTAATCTGACTCTGACGTGTCGCTGCTTCATTAGTGATCTGCGTCTGCCTTGTGCTGGCTTCATTCGTGATCGCCTGAGCGTTAGCATTTGCCTGAGTCTTTATATCCGGGACATAAGGCGGAAGCTTCCTGTCACCATCTGAAGAGAATGAATCCGTAATAGCCTGGATCCCCTTCAATGTCCTTGATAATACGTAAGATCTGACGATCGAGAGTCTTGCGCTCATCATAATGAAGTCGCCACATTCCACGTAAGGAAGTCCTATAGCCTTAACCTGAGAAGGAACATACCACAATCCTTGAACAGTGTTATATAGATTTCTTGCTACGGCTGAAAGATTAGCCGCGCTCATGCCCCAGATAAGAGGATTATCCTTGAGCGTGAATGTATTATCTCCGGATCCAACAGAAGCGACGATCTGGCCATCTTTGGCTACTAGCTGCACCCTTGTTATAGACGCGACTCTGTAATCTTCAAAGTCAATACCTGTATAATGCGCTTTAGAGACGCGATCGACCGCATTCTCGTCTGACGGATAGATATCATCATCCGGATACAGATCTTCACGAGGATAAAGAGCTTCCGCAGCTTCTGTCAGATGGACATATTCGAATTGCCCCAGCCGTCCGATCCGGCCAAATCTGCCATTAAATTGACAGATAGCTTTGATGATTCTTCCTCCGGTTATGACCTTATCCTCTATCGTCTTCTGAACTGTGATTCCGTCATTCGGCAGATAATCAGCGACCTGTGTGACTCCGACTCTTGCGAAAAAAGAATTCCTGAATGCCATAGCCGTCATCGGGAATGACAATCCGTTATACCAGGCTGTCACGTCGAGCTTGTTGATAGTATAGAGCGCATCGTAAGCTTTGATGACTGTTGTATATTCTTCATGAGTCGGATTCGTGACTTCAGAGATATATCCCCGGAAAAGAGGAATCGTCTGAGTATCGTCGGCTGTAATATCTGCTTCAATCCAAGAGCCTTCAAGCTCAGGATCGAGCAGCTTGAAGCACTCGATTTTGAAAAATGACGCGATGCAGCCTTGAAAAGATAAATTGCCGGAATTCTCAATCGATTCCTTAAGCTCTAGGCTGTCGGAGATTATATCCGAATTCGTCAGCGTGATCTCTGCGGATGGAATCCTTATAACGAGCTCCTTGTGGGAAGCATCCGACTTGTATGCTGCTTTAGTCTCATCAGATACTCTAATCATTTATTGCTCCTCAATCTGAACCTCGAACGGCTCAACATACTCCTTGAGCCCGGCTGTCTGCTTGATCGTTACAGAGAAGTCCCAGAAGGCGTTAATTGTCTTCTGGACTCCTGACTTATTGTCGTATACTGTACAAGATACTGTATGATTTGACTGCGACGTGTTCTCATCAAGAAGCGACTTGAAAGTCAGATATTCGTCGATGTCGGAAAAAACCATCTGGAAGGATCCGGATATCTTATCCCGAAGCCATCTCTTATGAGTCTCTTCGTTTGCATCCTTGTAAGTCTTAAAAACAGGCTGCTCGTTGACATCGTAAGTATTCTGAACTACGTGTCCGGTCAAATCTGTATCTGATATTTTTAATAAAAATGATATAGCCATAAGAATCTCCTTAAGCGAAGGCGCTCTCGCCGTTCATGCGCTTGTAGATTTTATCCTGAGATCTGACCACGTTGAAGAGCCCTTCTGCATCGCCTTGAAGAACGATATTGTTCTGGTTCTCAGCAAGTGCCGGAAGGTATTGACTCAGAAGCGTGAACAGATCGTCGAGAGTATAGCCCTGACCGCCTACGGATGTAGGATTGACCTCGCCATAGTTAGGCTCGACCATGAGCTGAGCTCCGACATTCTCGTTAAGATCTCCGATAGCATCTTCAACGAGTCCGGCATTTTTCTCGATACCTCCAGCCCATCCTTCATCGATCATCTGTCCGCCCCACTCGGCAAGCTTTGAAGGAGATCCGATATCGAAGAAGTCAACGATCTCGTCCCAGATCGCGCTTGCAAGGTTCTGAACAGCATCAACAAGACTGTCGATCATACCCATAAGTCCGTCGATAATGCCTTGAACGACGTTCTTACCAAGCGTAAGCCAATCGTACTCTGAGAGCGTATCGACAATATTGACGATGAGCTCTCCTACTGTTAACACAAGATCAGGGATAGCTTCAATAAGGCCAGCGCAGAGCTCGCCTAAAAGAAGGATGCCCTGTTCGAGAATTGTTGGAAGGTTCTCCAATATCGTAGCGGCAAATTGAGTTATAACCTGAACAACAGAAGATCCTATCTCAGCCAAGCTCGAATCTTGAGTTATTCCCTGAACGAAGCTCAAGATTAGCTGCACTCCATTCTCAAGGATTGTCGGAAGCTGCTCCAGGATCGCAGAAGAGAATTCGATAATAAGTTCTCCAGCTGTCAAGATCAGCTCCGGAAGCGCAGATAAAAGCCCAGAAACGACCGACATAAGAAGCTCGCCGCCTGTAGTGATGAGGCTGCTGACTCCCGAAAGAATGCCAGACGTAAGAGTGCCGATAATAGACGTATCTGTGCCAAGGATCTCTCCGGCTGCCAGGCTTATCGAATTTTTC